TTTTTTTTTTCAAGCAGAAGACGGCATACGAGATCACTGTGTGACTGGAGTTCAGACGTGTGCTCTTCCGATCTACCCGGCCACGCGCATGGTGCGTGCGCTTGGGGATACTATGCGTGGCTTCCTCAGCGACCGCTATAGGCCGCTGGACAATTTTGATCTACTTGAGGCAGCTTTACCGCGCCTCGAGAAGATGAAGGTCATGGTGATGTCATGCGATGTCACCGAGACGCGTATGTACCTGAAGATTGTCGATGAGCGGATCAAGATGGATCTGCCCAAGGACTGGTCAATTGATAACCGTGGGCACACATACTTCGGCACCTTGAGTCCGGCCCTTGTCCTATCAAACTCAGAGGTCGGTGCCGGCGCATTGTCGTGTCAGACTTCCATCTTCTTCGGTGGATGTAGTAACCTGACTGCCATCAAGGAAGGCAGCATCAGGAAGTTTCATCTAGGCTCCAAGCATGAGCTGGGTGATGACGTGTATCGCTTGCTCAGCGATACGACAAAGAAGATTACCGATCAGGCTCTATGGGCACAGATCGGTGATGTTGTTGGTGCCGCCTTTAATGAGGCTCAGTTCAAAGCCAACATGCTGCGCTTGAAGCAGGCCACTGAAGATAAGATCGAAGGCGATCCGATCCAAGTGGTTGAGCTGACCGCAAAGAAGTTTGGCCTCAACGATTCGGAACGCGGTAGCGTGCTGCTCCATCTGATCCAGAATGGAGACCTGAGTAAGTTTGGATTGCATAATGCAATCACGCGTACAGCTCAGGATATTGAGAGCTATGACCGCGCCTCTCAACTTGAACAGTTGGGCGGTGTGGTTGTAGAGTTGCCTAAGCGTGAGTGGAAAGAGTTGAATAAGGAGGCAGTGGCAGAAGCTGCCTGACGAAACTACCGGGTGGCGCGGAATCAACCGCGCCACCATCTCATGTTAAAAAAGGAGACGTGTCAAATGGCGACAACTGCATCACTGGGCGACATGTTAGAGGCCTTCAATGCAAAGGCATTGGAGATGGATCCCCCGCTCAAGGAGCGTAAGTCATTTCGCAACCGCAAGGACGCGCATGATTCGCTGACCAAGGTGGGGCTCAAGCCGGAAGATGTCCCTGCTAGTAACGGCAACGGCACGGAAGCGACCAAGACACCCAAAGCCAAGAAGACACGGACGAAGAAGGCAAGTAAGCCAAAGAAAGAAAGCAAGCATGTCGTCTCTGCAGAAGATGATCCGGTGCTCGCTGGCTTTAGTACACAGAAGGACAGCAAGCAGTATCAGGTGCTCAAGGCACTCATTGACGGGGAAAGGGTATCGGTCGGTGATCTGGTAAAGATAACCGGCACAACTCTCGGCTCGGTCAAGGCTATTCTGCAAGGCATCGTCAAGAAGACAGAAGGTAAGTTGTTGCGTGGTAAGAATGAGCGCCCGAAATATAAGCTGGTAAAAGAGAAGGAGGACAAAGTCCTGTACTACAGTCTGCAAAAGGAAGACTGAACAACAAGGAACATTGGATATGGGCTACAAACTAAAAGACAACCCGAAGGTTCATTACAACTACAATGACCGACGGTTGTTCTCTCTGCTGGGTCTAACGCCAAAGACGACAACTGATCTGGCCAAGGAGTTCTACCGTGGCACAGAGCAACCTCGATATCCGCGCATTCAAGTGCGGCAGTTGTGCATGAGCCTGATGGAGAAGATAGAAGCCAACAAGGAACCATTCAGGGTTATCTTCAGCGGGAGGCAAGGACCCAATCCAATGGAGTGGCAACTTGTACCGCGTGTGTTCACTAAGAGTATTCGGATTGAGTTGATGCGTATCCGATTGAAGGCAGCCAAGGATAGAGTAGAGGCTGCCTGACTGAGCTTGCCCCGCAACGCTGTGAGTGTGTGCGCAGCGGACTGGCGAGAATACCGGCTGTGGAGAACGAGAGCGGATAACCACAGCGGGACTTTTTCCACACACAGGAGAACTCATGACGGCATATCGACCACTCAAGGAACCGTGGCAGCATCAATCTGATGCCATCAATCGATTGACAGAACGTAAGTGGTTTGCCTTACAGATGGCCATGCGCACCGGCAAAACTAAAGTCACGCTTGATGATTTTGGTATGCTAGAAGTAGAAAACAAAGTAGATGATCTTTTTGTGCTGGCGCCGGCAGGCGTGTACCGGATTTGGGAGACAGCGGTTCAAGAGCATGTGTCAATTGAACTGCAGCGGCGTTTGAATATCTATACGTGGCGCTCTGGCCGCAACAGCCAGCGTGAGATGATGTATCGACGCAGCTTTCTAAATGACCGTCTCAGGCCGCGTATGTTGATCATGAATATTGAGGCGCTGTCCACGGTGGCGGCAGCTTACAATTTGGCCAAAGAGTTCTTGTCGCAGCGGCGCTCCTACTTTGTTGTTGATGAAAGCACCACCATCAAGAATGAGAGCAAGCGTACTGCGCGTGCGCTTGAGTTGGGCCCACTGGCTCAGTACCGGCGCATCCTCACCGGGTTGATCAGCCCACGCAGTCCGCTGGACGTATTCTATCAATTCCAATTCCTTGAACCCGGCTGCTTGGGGCATAACTCCTTCCGCACCTTCAAGGCACGCTATGCCATTGAGCACAAGATATGCGTGTTGCCTACGCAATTGCTGCAGAGCAAATTGCTCAAGGTGGCTAAGGATGGGCGTGTAGTCAAGATGGGCCGCGTGGTATCCGTGGGCGACCTTAACCGGCAGGAGCTCATGGAGGAACTCGACAAGCGCAGGGTATGGTATGAGAGTTTCCCTAAGGTGATTGGCTATAAGAATGAGACGGAATTGCGCGACAAGATAGCGCCGCATAGCTTTAGGGTTAGGCTAGAGGATTGCTATGATCTGCCACCCAAAATCTATAGCATGCGCGAGATCGCTATGACCGATGATCAACGGCGCATCTACAAAAGCCTAAAGGATAAGGCCACGGCTGAACTGACCGAGATGCGGCACGTCACTGCCTTGAGTGTCGTATCGCGTATGATACGCTTGCATCAGGTATTGTGTGGCCATACGCGTGATGAGGAAGGCCATCTACATAACATATCAGAGAACCGCACCACACAACTGCTCGAGCTCCTTGATGATCATGAAGGCAAGGCTATCATCTGGTGCAGCTATGACTATAACATGTGGGCAGTCAGCGCGGCATTGGAGAAAGAATTCGGACATGGTAGTGTGGCGCGATTTTGGGGTGGCAATGCAAGCACGCGAGAAGCGGAAGAACTCAACTTCCAGAATGATCCAAACTGTCGCTTCATGGTTGGCACTCCTAGTGCTGGTGGCCGTGGTCGGCTTTGGGTGGTTGCTGACCTTGTCGTTTATTACAGCAACACTAACAATCTCGAACATCGTAGTCAAAGTGAGGAGCGCGCTCAGGGCATAGACAAGGTTCAATCAGTAGCCTACGTTGATCTCATGGTGCCAGACACCGTGGATGAAATGATCATCAAGGCTTTGCGTAACAAGATCGACATGGCCGCGACAATCAGCGGCGATGAATGGAGGAAATGGCTAGTCTAACCAAAGGAGTCACGATGGGCACCCGCATGAAGTATGGCAAGCGGTTTGGGCCTTTGCGTTCTCATAGTACCGGATGCAGCTTTGGTGAAGCTGTGCTCAAGGCCCAACACCCGCCTCGGCACAGACCTGTACCCAAACTAAAGAGAATGTTCTATGCCGCAAAGACGCATGCCATCAAGGCTGATCGTAAGGTGGGCATGCCTCATTTCTCTTTTGAGGACAAGGAGGATGAATGAACTGATCTACATACTTACTCGCCTCAAAATAATGTAACACACACAGGAAGAACGTAATGCAAAGGCAAACTGACCTTGACATCTTGCGCGGTGTCGAGAGGGAAGTGCGAGAAGCAGTTGTTGACCGCAATCAACCGGAAGCCTTCAAGCCTGTAGGCATAGCGGCGGAGGACCTTGGCCGCTTGTCCGCTGAGGCGGTGCAGGCCCAATACGAATATGCGGCACGCAGCGTAGAGGGGATGGGACAAGTCATCAAGGACCGTATGGCCAATCTGAAAGTATCAATGGAGGAAAACCGCAAGGAGACGCAGATGCTTGCGGATGCCGCAGATCAGGCCATGCAGAAGTGCGAGGCGGACATGAAGCTGCTTGCGGAAGCAGCAGCGGCTATCCGTGAGAAGGGCAAGTTTGTTTATGCTCAGATCGACGAAGCATCTGCAGTATCTAAGTCGATTGGCGCAACGGCGGCTGAATTCAAGGCCAAACTTTCCTAGGTTTGAAATTCGGCGATAGCCAATTCACTACCTCGGAGTGTATCATAGAGATCGGCGCAAGCATGCGCACGATGTGCAAGGGGCACACCGCCACTCTTTGCTCTAACACACAGGCGGAACTAGAAGAGGATTGAACTCAAATGAAGAGGCTCTTGACTACGATGGCCTTGCTGGGCGCATTGTGCGCTCCAGCATTTGCCGCCGAAATCCGTCCACTCGGTGGAATAGACTGGGACATTGAACAGGGCACCACCCTGGGATTCAGTACCGCCCAGCCTCCGGGCAATCAGCCGCAGAATAACCCTTGCATCATCTGCGGTGCAAACCAGCCGAACCAGACCAACACGGCACTCAACTTCGGCTACACTGACTTCGGTAATCAAGGCAACTTGAATACCGCTGCTTTCTTCTCGTCTGGTATTCTCCGCGACACAGTCCTTGGTCAGGATCAAATCTCGGCTGTGAACTACAGCGGTGCAGAATTGAAACTCGCTATATTGGCAGTCAATGCGTTGGCTGGCAATACCGGCAGCACTGCGTTCTCCATTGGTATCGACGTGAACGATACCAACAAGCCGCAGACTCTGGAATCGTTCTTCTTCCTCGATCTGACCGACAAGGTAGTCTTGGCCTCGTTCTTGCCTGGACTAAATGATGGCATCGATCTTTTGGCTCCTAGCAACGGGACCGGCTTTCCGGACTTTCAGTTGACCGGGCTGAATACCGATAGTCTGATCAATGACCATCAGTACGCATTCTTCGCGCGTATGACGAATCTCAACGATGGTCCGGATTCGTTCTTCATCGCTTCGGCGCAGGCGGTTCCGGGACCCATCGTGGGCGCAGGATTGCCGGGCCTTATCACGGCATGCTTTGCTTTGATGGGGCTGGCTGGCTGGCGTCGTAGGAAGAACGCAACCGCGTAATGTAGTAGCAGTATAGGTGAATGAGCCAGGGCGCAAATGCCCTGGCTTTTTTCTAAGGAGCACACATGCACGCAATCATCGCAGCATTTGCTATTGCCCTTGCCACACCAGCATGGGCACAGACTCATCCGCTCATCAATAGTAATACTGGTGAGAAGACGGGCACGGTCACCATAGTGGGGAAGAACCGCTATATCATACGCAACCTCAAAGAAGAATTTCTCGCCACTATAGTTGTAGAGGCAGATGGGTCGCGTTCCGTCTATGATGAAAACGGTCAGGCAGTCAAAAAGCCTGATCTGAAATAAAATCTAACACACAGGAGAATGAGGATGCTTGTTACAACACGTGAGCAGCGCATTGCGTTGTTCAAGGTATTCCAACGTGACTTCCCCAATTGGCTATCGCCATATTGGCGACGCAGCCGTGGTGAGCTAGTCCGGGTGCCCAGCTATCAGTGGCGTCGGTTCCGGCGGCGCATTGCACCTAGCTTTGACGGCAGCGGCTGCGTGATGCTGCATTGGAAGGGTATGTGGCTGGGGATTGAGAAGGATGGCTATACGCATTCATGAGGTGACGAATGGAAGGCGATAAGAAAAAGTTGGACACCATAGCTCTCATTGTCCATTCAGCGTTGCGTGCGCTGAAGATGGGAGAGACAGGCCAAATTGCCTGCAGCCGGGAGTTCCCGGCTGCGGAGATAATAGAGTACACCAAAGCCTATGCCATGCACAAGAAGAAGTGGTTCACGCTAGAGCATGACCGTGTCAACAATAGCGTCAGTGCAACACGTGCACCACCTGCGCCATGGCCCGTAGAAAAAGTCAAACCGGAGTATGAGGAACCATGAGGACACTATTCATTCTGTTGGTGCTATGCGCCAGTGCACAAGCCGAGACATTCCGCAACTCGAGTGGCCAGATCATTGGCCGCTCGAGCACTACTAATGCCGGCACTACATTCTACAACCCGGCAGGGCAGATCACTGGCCGCAAGGCTGGAGACACATTCTACAACCCGATGGGCCAGCAGACCGGACGGAGCACGCGCAAATGAACGAGGAAGAAAGAAGGCAAAAAGTAATTGATGAGTTGTTAGTCATGGACAAAGTCATGAGCACTGTACGCAACGCTCCAATGAGGGAGCGCGTCAAGATGATGACGCGGTTGTGCGCCAACTTCCTGCACAAGCGTGGTAAGCTGCCGGATCATCTGAAGAAGTTCACGGACAACTGAGGGGGATAGAATGACGACGCTGTGCGATGATATCATTCAGAATGGAATCACTACCGGCATTCATCCACCGCATGTCTTCAACCCGCTCATAGAGCGCATCAAGCGTGCGATGAAGTTTATCTTGACGCCTGAGTTCACTCAGGCAGCTGATGCCCTAGCTGAAGACTACACGCAGGTGGCCAAGGCTCTGGAATTCTGCCGCCTGCCCTATGATGAGATATGGGTTGAATGTTCGCAATCGCAACGACTGCATTTTGTAAAGGGCGGCAAGGTTGAGCCATGGCAGGGTATCCCGCTCAAGATCGGGTTCTTGATGAAAGCCACCAGCATGGACTTCTCATCATTCAAGGTTCATCAGTTCTGGACCGTGGCCAATCCGCTCTTCAACCGGATTGACCGATGCGTGGGCTTTCTGGCAGCACAGTTTGATATGAAGGGTGAAGAGCTCAGCTCGGAAGAATTGGCACGCATTGGTGAGGGCAGTTCCGAGTCATGGAAGAATGCGCCACTTGAAGTGCGCAGGCGGCTGATGAGCGTGATGAATGTCTGCTGGCCGGACTTTCCTGTTCCGCAAGCGCAAGGCGATGCCTATGACCGCATGGCCATTATGGATTGGACCGGCGAGCCGCCATTCGTCGAGGCGACATTGGCATTGCTAAATTGCCGCAATGTGCATCAAACGGAATATGTAGACAAGGCGGAACATAACCGCAAGCGCATGCGCCGTGGACATTCGCCATTGATGTCATATCATTTGGTGAAGATCCATCCGCATCATATTGTGCGGGCAGGCACGCGCAATAATGGCGAGGAGCACGCCGCACTGCGTGCCCATTTTGTGCGCGGCCATTTCAAGCACCGGAGAACCGGGCTGTACTTCTGGCGTCCCCATGCCCGGGGCAAGGTTAGCGCGGGCAGGGTTGATAAGGATTACGAGGTGCACGCGGTTTGAGCGGGTGGCCTAGGGCATGCGTACCGGGCAGGGCCTGTAGGGCGGTCCCCCGGGCGGCCCGGGCCGCCTAGCGGCCACCCGGCTGGCCCGGGCGGGCACCATAAACCGGCCTGCCCCGCGCCCAACGGCGGGTGCGGCCCGGGCACGCTAGCCGGGGCAGGGCTGTAGGGTAGGACCAGCCGACCGCCCGGGTGCGCCGGTGGGCTCCCTAGGGCCCATAGCGGAAGGCCACCCTAGCGGCCCGGGCGGCCTATACCGTATCCTAGTACCGCCGCCCTGGTAGCGGCCCGGGCCGCCCGGGTTAGCACCCGGTACAGATGGGCGGAGGCCCGGGCGGATAGGGCGGCAACGGCTTAATCTCATCTCCAAAACATGGGCAATGACGGCCCACCTCCCAGAACGCCAGCCAGCCAAACAACAATAGCAATCAGACATAATAGTGCGACCACAACCTTTGCCCACTTCAACACGTCTGCATCAATTGTCCAATTGAACAACTTCTCGATCACCCATTTCATAGCGAAGGCGACCAGTACAATGATCGCGATGTAGAGCAGCAGATTCAAAAAGCTGATCAAGATGTTCATGAGAATTCCTCCACACTGTGCGGCATTGGATCATCAAGTGGCCTGATAACCTTATCAGGCTTGCCGTCATAATCCTCATCCGCGATATTCTGGAACAGCAACGCCTCGCTTGCACGCCTGCGCACAAGTCCAGCCAACACCTTCCCATTGCTCTTGTTCCATTTGTGGAACTCAAGCGCAGCCGCCTCAAACTCCCCCGCATTGACCTTCTTCAGCAGCGTTGACTTCTGCAGCGCACCAGCGCCGGCATTGTACGTGAAGCTGGTCAAGGCATCATATTGCCATTGCTCAAGATCAACCTTCACCAGACGCTTGACGTGAGACTCAAAGGCATGCATGTCCTTGAGGAAGGCTGCATCGCATTGAGCCAGCGACCACACCATCCCCATCTTAATGCCGTGCGTTGTGCCCCATCCGATCGTCACAACGTT